AGAAGAAAAAGAAGAGAGAAAATGTATGGTATCTGGATTAGCTTATTATTTAGCTATGAAATATGTGCCACAATTAACTCAAACAATGAAATTAGTTTATGAGGATGAGTTTGCAAGAGCTTTAGCAGAAGATGGTTCTGCATCTAGCACACACATCACTCCTAAAGCATACTATCCAGGAGCATAATGACAATATTAACTAAAGGAATGGGAATTATTAGAAAAGAACTTTTTAAAAAATCTAAAAAGTTTCCAGGACCAGGATCTGAAAAACAATTAGATGAAAAAATAAAAACTAGAATTAGACGTGGAAAAATAGTTCCAGGAAAAAAAGGAGTCATTGGACAAGGCGATATAGATGTTAATGCAAGAATAGGACGTACTGGTAGGTACAGAAATTTAAGAGCAACTCAATTAGTTGAGATGCGTAAAGGTAAATAATAATGGCAAAATACGCTACAGGTAAATACGCAAAAGCAATATCAGATAGATCTGGTATGGAGTTTCCATACAAAGAAATGGTTAGAGAATGGAATGGTGCGTTTGTGCATGTATCTGAATTTGAACCAAAGCAACCACAATTAGAACCAAAACCTATGAACGGTGATTCTATATCTTTAAGACACGTAAGACCAGACAGAGTAGAAACAGCTGTTCCTAAAATTTTACCACTAAATCCATTTACAACAACAAATGGATCCACAACAATAACTGTTGAAGAACCTGATCATGGAAGATCAACAAACGATAGAGTTAGATTTAGAAATGCGGAAGTTGTTGGTGGAGTTGCAGCGGCAACTATAAATGATGCAGGTGGTTATTTAATTACTAAAGTAAATGATGATAAATATACCTTTGCAACAGCTACAACATCTAGTATAACTGAAACAGGAGGAGGCGGTTCTGCATCAGCGGGGCCAGTGACTGTAACGGCATGATTAAAAAAATTAAAAATTTTATTTGTAAATTATTTGGCATTAAACAATGTGCGTGCCCAGAAGAAGATGAGCATATAAAACTATACACAGAAGTTCCAGAACCAGAAGTGCCAGTATATTCAGATGAAAATGGAAAAGCAGTAAAATGTGGGACACATAATAGACATAAAAAAAGTTGTCCTATTTGTAGAGAGGTAGCAGGAATAGCATAATGGCAGGATTAAGCGCATCAGGATTAAAAACACAAATTAGAAGTTACACTGAAACAGACTCTAATGTTTTAACAGACGCTGTTTTAGAGAATATAATCTTAAACGCACAATATAGAATTTTTAGAGATGTACCAATAGATGCAGATAGAAAACAACAGATAGGTAATTTAGTTGCAGGTCAAGAGACAATTAATGCTCCAGCAGGGGCAGTTTTTATTAGAGCCATACAAGTATATGATTCAACATCAGCTACAACTGGAGCTAATGTTTGGTTAGAAAAAAAAGATGTTACATATCTTCAAGAGTATATTTCATCAACAGAATCTGCTAAAAGAGGACAACCAAAATACTACGCTATGTTTGGTGGTGCTACAGGAGAGTCAGACACCACATCTGGAAGAATGATATTTGCTCCAGTGCCAGATACAACATATAAATTTAGAGTTCATTATAATGTAGCACCAGCATTATTAGAAGGTGATAACACCAATTATATCAGTCTTAACTTTCCAAACGGACTTTTATATTGCTGTCTATCAGAGGCATATTCCTTTTTAAAAGGCCCAATCGATATGTTGACATTATATGAAAATAAATATAAACAAGAGATACAGAAGTTTGCTAACGAGCAAGTCGGTAGAAGACGAAGAGATGACTATACGGACGGCACTGTTCGAATACCGGTAAACTCAGTAAACCCGTAGGAGATTAATTATGGCAATAACATCGGCAATTTGTAATAGTTTTAAACAAGAAATTTTAGTAGGAACACACAATTTTACTGCTTCTAGTGGGCATACTTTTAAAATAGCTTTGTTTACTAGTTCAGCAACTTTAAATAAATCAACAACAGCTTATTCAACATCAAACGAAATTTCAAATACATCCGGATCTGCATACTCAGCAGGTGGTGCAACATTAACAAGTGTTACTCCAGCTTTATCTACAGATACTGCGGTATGTGATTTTTCAGATGTAAGTTTCACAAGTGCTAGTTTTACAGCAAACGGTGCATTAATTTATAACTCTTCTCAGTCAGACAAAGCTGTTGCAGCAATAGCTTTCGGTGGCGATAAAACTGTAACAAGTGGAACTTTCACAATTCAATTTCCAACTGCAGACGCAGACAACGCTATTATTAGGATAGCATAAGGAGGGACTCCTTATGTCAGAGACATCAATTTGGGGTGGAGATAATCCCTCAGTTGCATGGAACGAAAATTCTTGGCAATCTAATACATTAACAATTCAACTAACAGGTGTTTCAGCTACAACTTCAGTAGGTGATTTAAAATCTTTTCCTGAAGCAGGATGGGGTTCTGATGGTTGGGGTGAAGACGGTTGGAGTGGAACTTTTATAGTTGAGTTGACAGGAGTGTCTGCAACAACATCTGTTGGCTCTGTGACAGCAGAAGGTGAAATAAATTCAGGTTGGGGTAGAGCTGCTTGGAATGATGATGCTTGGGGTATTCAAGGTGATGTATTATTAGACGGACAATCAGCTACAGCTTCTGTTGGTTCTATATCTCCTGCAGATGTAATGGGATTAACAGGTGTATCTGCAACCGGAAGCGTTGGTTCACCTACAATAATTGGTAACGTAAGTTTTTCTATTACAGGAATTGCAGCAACATCAAGTGTTGGATCAATATCTCCTGCTGATGTAATGGGATTAACTGGTCAAGCAGCAACTTCTAGCGTTGGATCAATATCTCCTGCAGATGTGATGGGCTTAACTGGTGTTTCTGCAAGTTCCTCTGTTGGTGACATATCTATTAATTCAAGTCCGGTTATAGATGTAACAGGAGTTTCCGCAACTTCTTCAGTTGGATCAATAACTCCTGCAGATGTAATGGGTTTAACTGGCGTTTCCGCAACATCTAGTGTTGGATCAATAACACCTGCTGATGTTATAGGATTAACAGGTCAAGCTGCAACCTCTTCTGTAGCAGCATTTGGTACCGCAACTGGCTTTGGAATTCAAGCATATCAAGCTGTTGACACAGGTTCAAATTCTTCGTATACAGATGTTGCAACTGGATCAAATACAAGTTATAGTGACGCTGCATAGGAGATAAATTATGGCATCAACATTTACAGGACTAGGAGTCGAACTTCAAGCAACTGGTGAAAACGCTGGTACATGGGGAACAAAAACTAATACAAATTTACAACTTATAGAACAAATATCTGGTGGATTTACACAACAATCTATAGCTGGTGGCGCACAAACAACTGCTTTATCGGTAAGTGATGGATCAACTGGTGCAACTCTTGCACACAGAATGATTGAGTTTACAGGAACAATTTCAGGAAATCAAATTGTAACCATACCAAATGATGTTCAAACATTTTACTTTTTAAGAAATTCAACTTCTGGCTCTCACACAGTTCAATTTAAATATGCTACAGGATCAGGAGATAGTTTTACTTTTACAGCCACTGATAAAGGCGATCAATTAGTATTTGCTTCTGCCAACGATGGTTCAAACCCTGACATTATTACTTTAGCTTTTGGTGCAGGAGATGTAACACTTACAGGGACAGAAACTTTAACAAACAAAACATTAACTAGCCCTAAAATAGGCACATCTATTTTAGATACTAATGGGGCTGAATTATTTAAATTAACAGCTACAAGTTCAGCAGTTAATGAACTTACATACGCTAACGCAGCTACTGGTAATAATCCTAGCTTTACAGCGTCTGGAGATGATACTAATATAAGCATTAATTTGGTGCCAAAAGGAACTGGAGAAGTTCAAGCAAATGGCAGTGGATTAGCAACAACAGGAAAAGCTATTGCAATGGCTTTAGTTTTCGGGTAATAATAAATCAGGAGAAATAAAATATGGCAGCACCAAATTTAGTAAACGTAGCAACGATAACAGCAAAATCTGTTCAAGCTACATTAAACACTACTTTAACAACTGAGATTCTTGCAAACGCTGGATCTTCGGGTAAAGTATTTAAAATTAATAACATCATCGTAGCTAATATTGATGGTTCAAGTGCAGCAGATGCTTCCGTCTTTATAACTAAATCAGGCGGATCACCAATTGCAATCGCAAGCACTATATCTGTTCCTGCAGATGCCACTCTTATTGTTTGTGATAAAGATACTTCTCTTTATTTAGAAGAAGGAGACAACATAGAGGCAGGAGCTAGCGCAAACTCAGACTTGACTATTACTATAAATTACGAGGAATTAAGTTAAGGAGAATAATAGATGCCACGAGCGAATTACGGTATCATTGGACCCGTTCAAGATCCCACGAAAGGATCAGAATCAATTACTTCATTCAATTCACCAGGAACTCACAGCACAACCGGAAGCACTTTTGAATATTTAATTGTTGCTGGCGGGGGAGCAGCAGGAAATTCGACAGCAGGGGGCGGAGGAGCCGGAGGGATGATTACAGGAAATCAACCTACATCTCCAGGAGTCTCTTTAACTGTAACAGTTGGATCTGGAGGAACCACTGGGGCTCCAAGAGGAGGTAGCGGTGGAACATCAAGTATTACAGGATCAGGACCAATTTCATTAACCACAACTGGTGGAGGAGGTGGTGGAACGCGAAGTGTTTCAGGAAATCCCGGGGGATCGGGAGGAGGAGGCGGAGACGCGGCAACTACAGGGCCACCCGTTAGTGGAGGAAGCGGAACTCCAGGTCAAGGAAATAACGGAGCAGGAGGATCTAACGACCCCACAAGTAAACACGAGTATGCTGGTGGCGGAGGTGGAAAAGGATCTGCTGGAGGATCACCCTCGGCTCCTAACTTTGGTACTGGATCACCTTCAACTATTACAGGTTCGGATGTAACTTATGCAAACGGTGGAGCTGGAGATGATAGTGGGACAGGACTTCCATCTCAGAGACCTAATTCACCCCAAGTAGCTAACACAGGTTATGGCGG